GGCTGATGTAATGAGCCAACCGCGCGTCATCAGAAGCGCAGCGAGCGATCACTGTATGCGCGGAAGTGGTAGCACGGTTTTGAATCGTGAGTCTACCGCACATATAGTGATAGAAGTTGGAGGGTACCGTAGTGGTGGCATTACCAGTGTCCTTCAGATCCCAAGACGCATTTGCATACGCCCAGGTTGGGACTCTGGTGGTCGTCTGGTAAGCCGGAAAACGCACGTGGGTACTCTTGTCCACAGTGTTCAACACAGTATTGTTGGACACAGCAGACCTGAAGCCAGCTGCTTGGCTTATGGTGGGGTTGCTCAAAGCGCCCCAGTTGTCACTTCTGCCGTGTTTAGCATAAATGGTAACTAGTGCACCTAGATCGTGGTAGACATGAATGTCTTGACCTCCACACGCATAAACGTAGGAGCTGGCAGCGAAATGTCGGGGGTGAAAGGCCTCGGTAACTGACGTAGTCAGCGGAAGAGGCACTGTGGCAGGCTGTCTCCTGACATAGAACCAGGGGAACAGCTTAGCGGAAAAGGTGGTGGAGGCATTAATGGAAATGACGTCCCAACTGGGTAGCATGATGAGCTGCTTAATACTGTGCAAGCGCTCACCGATGGTGGTCTTACAAACATCCTGTGAAATGGTGGAATCAAGGTTGTCTGTGAGAGCACCACCACTCTGCAAACGAACCGTCCCCAGCTCGTGTACAAAGTAAGGTGACCCAGCAGCCTCAGCCAACTCAAAGTCTGGCAAACACTGGACCTCGACAAGCCACTGAACTGCATTGGCAACAACAGCAGGAGCTTGCAAAGGATCCATGACAGACATGGACAAAGAACCCATAACATCGTAAAAACCAAGGTAAGGAATGTTAGCGGTGTAGGGAACGTCAAAAGTGAACACATTGTTATCCCTCAGGTCGTATATGGCAGAGTAGCCAAACGGCTGAAGGATAGTGCCTGCGCTGACTTCTGGCCCAATGATGGTGTTTGTGGCTCCTGATGTCAAATTTCTAAAAACATTGGGAACATAGGTGACCATGACACGGCCACCGTGCATTTTGGTCTTGGCACAAGTAAACCTGTACCTGAAACCTCCACGCCACAAACGGAAGTTAGACGCCCAGTAAAACTGGTGGGACGGGAAGAACGCTGTACTAGTGGTGCCTGAAGCAGTAGGTGGTTCAATATTGCAATAAGGTGCACTTGAAGAAATACGGAACCACATATTGGCAGGCCCCACATTGGTGGCGTAAATGACGGAAGCGTGCGCGGCGCTAGTTGACTGTGTTGCCAAAGTCAGCTGGCTCCACTGGGACAAGACATAAGACAAAGACATCTCATCAACATTCGTAGCACCTAACTCAGGGGTGACCGTGAGGGTGTTGGAAGCACATGGAGCACACATCACTGTGGCTGAGGGAATATCCACATTGTTCTCAGCTGCTGAAGAAAGCATGTTGACGCGAATAATGGGGTCCTTGATCTGAGGCTTT